ACACAAAGTCTCCATCTGCTGATGTGAATTTTTCTATCGGGATTAGTTTTTGGTACGTGGGAAAACTGCCTAGCTCTTCAATACACTCGCGTTCCATGCCGCCCAGTAAGGTTTCACCAGACTCTACTTTGCCGCCAGGCAAGCCCCATGCACCAGGGTGTTTGGCATCGTTTCTCAACAGATACAGATATCTAGCAGTTTGATTGCTACGAAACCAAACGCCCACTGCGTTTACAGGACCAGACTCCAGTCCCCTCCGGGATACACTCCTTGATAGCTTTTTATCCATTCTGCACCCGTCCATTTGTATTGTATTGAAGTTGTTAAATTTGTAACAAACTGTATTTCAGTTTGAGTGTCAGCAATAAACGCCACGTCCCATCTTGCACCATCATATTGGATGATGTCATTGGCACTGGCAACCAAAGGTCTACCACTTGCTCCAACCCAGGCTGTGGCAGGACCTGTGTTATCCCCTGAGCCTGTGGCTTCAGTTAGTAGATATCTCTGTCCTGCGGCAGCAGCCGGCAAGCCTTGACCAGGACCACTTGCTAATGGATTTATCACTGCGTTAATGGCTGGCAAACTATTCTGAGGAGCGGTGTCTGCATCAATGTTGAATATTAAAAATCGTTCGTCGTTGGGGTTTACTGCAATAGTACCTATAACTTGACTGCCATCATCTTGGTCCAATCTAATTTGGCTAATGCCTGGGCGCAACACACCATACATGCCAATCACAGCTGGCCACAACAGCGTACTGTCACTGACAAGTGTGGTAGGATCTAGATTGTTGTTTGTGGGTTCTTGCACTATTAATTGTTGTTGTAAACACTGTATCTGGTTGCCAATTACAACCACAGCATAGTTGTATGGTGTGATTTTTTGTCTTGTGCCCAACAGTAAATCGTTGTTGATAATAGCATCCACAAAGTCGCCTTGTGCATCGTACATGCTGGCAATCACACGCTCGATAATGCCCAGCTTCTTGACTTTAGCAGGTGAGCTGATCCAGATAGGCAAGTTAAATCTCAATGTACAAATGTCAATGGGATTTTCTGTGCCAATGGGTATAGTACGGCTGGTCCATTGTGTGGATTCAAGCTCGACCACACTCAGTGAAGTCCAATCCAAGAAGTTGTCTGTACTCTGAACTTCCAGTGCAGGATTAAACAGTGTGAGAATCTGCTCCAAGATCTGAAACTTTTGATTGGTGTTTGATGTCCAAATATCTAGAGTAATGGTTAACTTGTAGGGCACAGGCATTAGGCGTTCGATAGTGAATGCATTGCCCTGTGTGGTCTCATAAGTTTCTGTGTCTGGGTCGTATGTGCGTTGACGAATTACACGTTTGCTCACATGATAAGGTTCTTGCATTCTGGGACGATCGTAATCCAATCCTGAAATGTAAAAGGTCATCATTGGTGTAGCAGGTAAAAAGTTTGCTGAGTTTTCTTGTATGATTGTTTGTGCATTACGGCTAGCATCACCGTAGCGTACAGGAACTCGTAACAGTGCAGCCGCATCAGAACCTTCTTGGCGCCCGTACTCAACTTGGAATCCAGAAAAGATTCTAGTGAATTGCAGTAAGAATCTGCGTATCTGTTCATCATAAAAGAATTGTTGCATTGTTTAACTCGATCTTTGTCCAGGTCTAGTATCTGGGTAAGGGTTAGGCGGCTTGTTGCCATTGTCATCGCCGTTGTCTGCTCTTGGCTTGAGAATCTCGCTCAAGCTCTGACGACTTGGGATATTGCCCATGTCTGTTGTTTTCACTGTGTATGTATTGTTAACAAAGCCTGAACGTAAAGTATTGTTGTTGCTACCATTGTTGAGGTCAGTACGAACATTGTCTTCAATGCGTGTCCAACGTGTGCCTGAATAACGGAACAAGCGATTGGGGAAATAGTCCAATCGCAGAGCATAGTCACCTACAGATGGATTGTCCGGGAACGCAACACCAGCTGATGTTGGGAAGCCATTGGGCGGTATACCATCACCAGTCAAGTAGCCAGCAGTATAGCCATCTGTGTCTGGAGTCAAGTTCATGCCACCTTCGGTGCCGTCAACTGTGGTAGCACCATCTGTGGTCAAGCCCACAGGATTTGCTGGTTGACCTTCCAAAGTATTTGGTACCACATACATCTTGGTCACATCATAACCAGATTTTGGAACCTCCACATCGGCTTGTACAAGAATAGCATCGTTGATTTGCTGATCTTTGGGTCTAGTGCTCATCAAATCACTTTCAGTGCCTGGAGTGTATGTACGCCAATAAGTGGCATTGTCTATTGCTGTACCAGCTGGTACATTTATTCTGGCTTGATAGTACACATCACCCTGGTTCACAATAGAGCCAGCAGGATAGAAGTTGTCATTGTCCCAGATGGTAGAGTTGACCATGGGCTTTTTGAGCACATCTTTGTATTCTTGAGCATTGGTCAGCGGTGTGGCTTTCACACGCCACAAGTGTGGCAACCAAGTTTGTGAAAAGCCTTCTGATGCAAACGCCGCATCTTGAATCACATAGTACTTGGGCAAGGCTTCAGGAATGTTTGAATTCAACGGATAGTAATCTTTTAAGTTGGGCAGTTCCAACACATCACCAACCATGAGTTTACGCTGGAATACGTCAATCATGTTGTTGTAGTGGAATGTGATAAACAATGTATCGTTGTTCAAGAACAGACCAAATTGACTCAAGTCAAAATCTACGTCTTGAGCATTGTAAACACCACGCATGACATAGATGTCTTGATCGTAGATTCTATCACGATTTTCCAACAACAGCAAGTCTTGTATGTTTAACGGACTCAACTCATCATACACAGGTTGTGTAGCATCTGCGTTGCCAGAGAATGCCGAGTCCTCACCACCAGTTTCGGGTCCCATGTATTTGTGAACGTAGATATCTACCCCACCAACAGTGTACATCTCTTTGATGGTACGATCCAAAAATTGGTAGTCGCGGGTTCGATTGGGGCGGTATAGGCTTAGGCGTGGCATAATGTTATTTATAGCATTCTGGTTGACTGAATATTCCCAAACTGCTATAATTAGGGCTTGACAACACAAAGGAGCCACAATGCTTACAGATGCACAAAGCGAGCAAATTAATAATACTGAAGTATACACTTTAGATTATGAGGCAGAAGCACTACAAAGTTTTAATTCTACAGGAAACGACTTAATGGACGAACTAGAAGTCCGTGCCACTAATGTTATTCTGGAACAAACTGGGTGGGACGCTCGCGAGGATTTGGGTGGCATTACCGCCTATTTTAAAGATAATACTTTAGTAGCATTCTACGATTACGAGCAGTTTCGGGGCACTGTGTTCTAAAAACAACACTTTTAGCGGGGTTGACATCAAACTCAATCCCTGCTATAATTACATTTATTGCTTTTTGGAGAACGTATGAAAGTTGCAACAAAACCGGTTAAACCCTTAAACCCACGTAGTGCGGATACCAATGCCATGGGCATGGAACCCACGTGGACCCGACAGCCCACAGACAATCGGTTCAGTGCCTTGAGCAAAGCGTTCTCCTGGTACAATTACTTTTACGGCAAAAAAGATGCTCGTGAGATGATTGTGGCTTACTTGGAAGCGCATGACCGTAAAGCAGACGTTCGTACACTCAAACGCATTCCTGACAGCTCAATCCGTTTGACCACAGGCTGGCTGTGCCGCATGAGCATGGTGGGACTAGAGCTTACAGATCAAGAACAGATCAAATTGGATAACTTGTTAAAAGAGGTCTTGGAATCTAAACAAACTGAGATTGCAGAAGAAATACCCGTAGAAGATGTGGTGCCAAAGATTACTATTCAAGACCGACTGCGCGAAAAGGTGTCAGAATGCGCAGGTGAGCTAGATGGCTTGTTTGATGAGTTCATTGCATCAGGCGCCAAACTCAACGCAGATTACAAACCTGTGGCGCTCATGCGTTCAATGAATATTGCTCCACAAATGGTCAATGACATTAAACAAATTTGGACACGTAAACTTGCAGAATTTGATGAGACAGTAGCTGGCAAAGACGCCGACTTGGTACAAGGTTACGGTTACATGACCAAAGTACAGTTACGTAATTGTGTAAAATTCTGTGAGCTTGTGATCTCAGACTGTGGCGCTTACGTACAGATTAAAAAGGTTGAGCGCAAGCCACGCAAAGTCCGGACAGTGCCACCAGAGAAACGTGCCGCAAAGTTCAAACATATTGTGGAATTTGCCGAGCTCAAACTCAAAGGCCTACCGGCAGCAAGCCTGGTGGACAAGGCAGAAGCCTGGTTGTATGACACCAAAAAACGCAAGCTGATCCACCTTGTTGCGGACAGCCACACACAGGCCTTTACTGTAAAGTCTAACTCAATTATTGGGTACAGCACCGTAGAAAGCCAGCAAAAAACTGTGCGCAAACCAGCAGACGTACTCAAAGCTCTGGGTGCCGCAGGTAAACCAGCCGCAAGAAAGATCTACAAGGACTTGACCACAACAGAAACACCGTTCAACGGACGTGGTACAGAGAACTTGATCATTCTCAAAAGCTGGTAAATAAAGGGGACGGAGTCCCCCAATGGCAGAACAGCAACAAAACTCGCTTGAGACACTCAAGCAAAACTTAGTAGAATACGTAAAACTCCAACTCGGTGATCAAATTGTTGATATCGAGTTGGACCCTGCTCACTACGAAGCCGCTTATCAAAAAACTCTGGGCACCTATCGCCAACGGGCCAGTAACGCCTACGAAGAAAGCTACAGCTTTATGGAACTGGTCAAAGATGTCAGCATCTATCAGTTGCCGCAAGAAGTAGTAAGTGTGCGACAAGTATTCCGTAGAACCTTTGGTAACTCAACTGGTCCGTTTGCATCAAACTTTGACCCGTTTGCCCAGGCCAGTTTAAACGTGTATCTAATGAACTTCAACGTAGCAGGCGGCCTTGCTACATATGACTTCTACAGCCAGTATGTTGAACTAGCCGCACGTATGTTTGGCGGTTACATGAACTACACCTACAACTCTGTCACAAAGAAAATCCAGTTGATCCGCGATCCAAAAGGTACTGGTGAAAATGTGTTGCTTTGGACCTATAATCTAAAACCTGAAATCAATCTGCTACAAGATTTCCAGATTAGCCAATGGATCAAAGACTACATGGTTGCCAACTGTAAAATGATCATTGGCGAAGCACGTGAGAAGTTTGGTTCAATTGCTGGGCCACAGGGAGGTGGTACCTTAAACGGCGCCGCAATGAAAACCGAAGCCAAAGAAGCTATTATTGCCCTAGAAGATCAGCTCAAGAACTATGTGGATGCAAGCCAACCACTCACTTGGGTAATTGGTTAAACACTAGATTGCTTACACACAAGTTTTGTGTTATAATAACACATGGACTTGATGATCGACTTAGAAGGGCTTGCAACAGGCCCAGATACCTGCATTTTAACTA